CTCTCAAGACGATAATTATTATAAAGGATTGTTTTGGGATTATGAAACCAAAGAATTCCTAAGATGGAATGAACTTATTAAAAAGGAGTGTAAATCAACTGAAAGCAGTGACTGATAGTGTCTGCGTTATATGTATTGTTGGTTGGGTATACTTAGTAGTCTCGGGATACTACTATTTCTTCTAACCACTACTGAACTAAGAAGTATTTTAACGAACGCTATTGTTAGCTTCACAGGGAACTTGCACCTTAAAAATGGAACAAGCAATTCAATTTATTAATGAAGTTGGCTTTCCAATAGCTGCTGCATTAGGATTAGGTTTTTTTATTTGGAAACTGATCAACAGAATTATTGATGGTATGGAGACTAAACTCGATGTACTTGATGACAAGGTTGCAGATCAGATAGCTCAAATGGAAGACCGACTAGGTACTAAATTGGATTCACAACATGGTATCTTGGTAGCTCTGATAGACAGAGTACGTAGTTTAGACAATGAGATTATTAGACAAGATACACTTATCAAAACTATACTAGGAGTTCCACAACTTATAGATAGTAATAAAATAGCAAAGGCAGATAGAGATGACCAGAGGAAAGACTAATGACTAAATACGACAAATTCCTTGTTGTGTTTGGCTTGTCTGCTGTTTTGTTAGTTATTGCTGTAGACCTACGTGCAGACCAGTTAGTACATAAGTTTAAGAACCCTAGCTTTTCAGGAACAAATACAAGCTCTCACTATCTGACTATAGAAAATCAAGAGTTCAATAGGAAAGAAGCTATCAAAGCGGAAATAAAAGCCTATCAAGAAGAACTTGAAAGAGATGCACAGAACACAACACTTGCCAGATTTATTAGAAACTTAGAGTCTAGAATATACGCACAATTATCTAGGCAGTTAGTAGAAAATTTATTTGGAGAGAATCCTTCTGAGTCTGGTCAAGTAGAATTAGAAGGTAATACGATTGAATACGAATCAGATGGTGAATATATCACACTAAAAATAACGGATGCAGATGGGAATGAAACAATTATTACCTTGCCTATTGGGTCTTTTACTTTCTAGTTGTGCACTAAAGTATGATTCATTATTAACTACAGGTGGTATACCAAACATAGTTATACAAGAATCATCTGTATTAGATTTACAATCAAAAGAATTAAAGGAATTACCGGCAGCTATAAATAAACCTACAGTTGCTGTATACCCTAACAGTTTTAAAGACTTAACAGGGCAACGTAAAAGTAACAGTGAGTTTGCTCTTTTTAGTACAGCAATTACACAAGCTCCTGAAGCATTTTTAATCAGGGCTTTTAAACACGCTGCAGATGGAGAGTTCTTTCAAGTTGTAGAAAGAGTAGGGTTAGATGACCTGACAAAAGAAAGACAACTAATAAGAACAACAAGAAAAGAATTTGAAGAAAATAATAAATTAAAACCACTACTCTTTGCAGGTTTATTAGTACAAGGTGGTGTTATTAGTTATGATACTAATACGAGTAGTGGTGGATTAGGTGCCAGATATTTAGGCATAGGTACGAGTAAACAGTACCGAGAAGACACAGTAAGTATCTCCCTACGATTGGTTTCTGTAAGCACAGGTGAAGTACTCATAGAGGTATTAGTCTCTAAAAGTATACTATCTGTGGGGCTGTCGCAAGATATATTTAGGTTCATAGAACTTGGAACAGAACTTGTTGAAGTTGAGGGAGGGTTTACAGAAAACGAATCTGTATCTATAGCTTTGCAAAGAGCAGTAGAGACAGGTGTTTTAAACATAATAAAAACAGGCATAGATAGAGGATATTGGGAATATGAAGAAGATAGCATTAAGCCTATTGATTGTGGTGAGTGCACTGGCATTCGGGGCTGACAACGAAATATTTGTTGAGCAAGCCGGAGCTACAGCCAATATAGATTTAGAGCAGTTGGGTTCAGGCAACATCATTGGTGGTGCTGATGCATCGGCAGGAAGCATGACAGCTTTAGATTTAGATGGGGCTAGTATGACACTAGACATAAATCAAATAGGTGATTCAAACAAATTTCTTGGAGATATTCTGGCTGATAGTTTGATAGGCTTCTTTGAGTTTGATGGGGATAGCAACACGTTTAATATACAAGTTGACCCGTCCAATACATATGGAGCAGATAGTTCAAACTTAAATGTAGATGTAACAGGTACAAGTAATACTTTTACTTTAGACCTAGCAACAGCAGACATGGCAAGTAGCACTGATTTAGATTGGATTATACAAGGTGATAGTAACACACTAGACTTTGATATTGATTACGATTCAGGTACAAGCTTTGTTGATATTGATGGTGACTCTAACAGTGTAACTTTCGATGGTGATGGTTATGCAGGAGGTTACTTCTACTTAGATCAAACAGGTAGTTCAAGAACATTTAATATAGACCAACAGAGTACATTAGATAATGATTGGCTCAAGATTCTTTCTACAGGCAGCAATGGTACTGTCTGTGTTGTTCAGTCTGATGGTGGTACGTCCACTTCATGCTGATATAGGAAGTATTACAGAATTAGAAGGTTCGGGTAGAGTTGTAAGAGATGATGCTTACGCTGCTACCCTAGCTTTTGATATAGACAGTTACGATAATGTACAAACGTCTAATGGTAGATTAGGCATTACATTTCTGGATGATAGTCAAGTAAGATTGACTGAGCATTCTCAGTTGATTATTGATGAGTACATCTACGATCCTGACCCATCTAAATCTAAGATGGCGTTACAATTTGCTAGTGGCACGATTCGGTTTGTCACTAGTAGTCTTGGTAAGATTAATAAAGAAAACATTAATCTCTCAACACCTACAGCAAACATTGCAATTCGTGGTACAGACTTTACCTGTACTGTAGACGAACTTGGCAGGTCTTTAATAATACTATTACCGGATGCAGAAGGTTTATCCAGTGGTGAGATACTTGTATCTACAGCCACCGGCACTGTTGTGCTTAACAAACCTTTCCAAGCAACAAGCGTATCAGTCTTTGAGAACTCGCCAAGTAAGCCTGTTATTCTTGATCTCACATTAGACTTGATAGACAACATGCTAATTGTTACACCTCCCAAGGAAGACCCACAGTTTGCTCAAGAAGTATCTACAACATCCTCGTCAAGTTTCTTAGAATTCAATGATCTAGATATAGATTATCTAAATGAAGACTTCCTTGATGCAGAAGATGAGTTAGAGTTTACAGAACTAGATATAAATTATTTAGATGTAAACTTTCTTGAAGACCTACTTGATGTATTAGATGTGCTACAGGTGGATGAAGAAGAAGATAAACTAAAAGATGTATCTGGTTTTACATTAGTAGGTACACAGATTGGACAGGATGCAGATACACAGATTACAACAATTGTACAAGGACAGACAATAAGTTTAAGAAGAACAGTCGAAAGTTCATTTAGGTTAGATACGGGTAGTGATGAAAGTTTTACGCTAATCATTATACAAGACGGAGTATCTCACACTATCAAAGTTAATGGTGGTGGTTCATCAACAATAAAAGTAAGGCAAGGCTCATGATAAAAACATTACAATGGTTAGGA